ATGTGCAAGATGGACCTAGCGATTTGTATTTTAACTAAGGATGAAGACGATAAATTACGGCGTTGCCTAGACTCTGTCAAAGACGTTGGCGCCGAGTTAATCGTCATCGACAGTGGGCAAAACGAAAGCACCAAGGCCTTGTGCCAGGAACTTGCTGCCGAATATCACCCCTATGACTGGGCGGATAACTTTGCCTTAGCCCGCAACTATGCCCTAGAGCAAACTCTTAGCAACAACATCTACTTCCTTGATAGCGATGAATGGTGGGCAAAAGAGGATGTGGGCTTTAACACGTCCAAGTTACTCAAATACTTTAACCGTCCTGACCTCGCGGAAGCTATTGGGACAGCCACAATCATTAATCACCGTCAAAAAGACGACGGCAGCGAAGAAGAAGTCGGTCAGTTAAAGCAGCGAGCTTTTAATAAGTCTTACTTTCGTTACGATAAGGAAGTTCGGGTTGATGAGGTCTTGAGTTCAACTTTAGGCTTTGATAGTTTAGCCTTCAATTTAGTCAATGTAACGAAAGTCCACCACGACGGCTTTTTAACCGCAGAAAGCCGTACTAAAAAGAGTGCCCAAAAGTTAGGGCTAGCCTTAAAGGATTTAGAAGCTCATCCGGGCGATAACAAGTACTTGTTGACTTTAGCTGACTGTTACCAAGAAGGTGGCCAAACAGAGGCAGCTAAATTAATCTATAATCAAGTTGTTTCAGCAACAACAGGTCGCGATGGGGCAGAACTCTACCAAACGGTAATTGAAAATGAAAAGATGCTAGTAAATTCACCTGATTACCACTTTATGGCTGGTGAAATTTATGGGATGCATCACGAAGATGCTAAAGCCCAAGCACATTTCGCTAAGATTTTAGCTTTAAAAGATGAGGGCATCGATAGCACCTATGTTCCGGTTGCTCATTATTTTATTGGTAAGTTAGCAGAGGCAAAGGGAGACTTTGAAACAGCTAAAAAGCACTATCGGCTAAGCGGTGAATATCCAGATGCAATTGATGCCTTAGCGGCAATTTTATAAGTAAAGAAGGTAAACTGGTGAACACTCGTGATAGTAAGGAAATTCTTAATTTAATTACAACTTTAGAGGAAGCCAACGAGTATTTAGCTTCGAGTGAAGAAATAGGCCTCGAACTATTAAAACAAGTAATAACTAACTGTTTGACTGCTAGTGAAAATATTAGCCAAACGTTACAAACATTTGGAGAAGATATAAGCTATCAAGCTGAGTTGACTACTTATCAAAGGCTGTTGCAAAACTTTTTAGCCAATATCAGTCAAGCAGGTGAATTAGCCTACCCGGCTCAAACAATTGGAGAATGCTTAGCTAAGCTGACTGCTAAGTTAAGTGCTAAGCATAAAAAGCAGGTAGTCTTTTTGCCTTATAAGGCCTCGATGTGGGATTCGTTAGCGACGATTTATGAGGCAGCTTTAGCGGATCCAAATTGCGAGGCGTATGTAGTCCCGATTCCTTACTTCACTAAGGACGAGCATGGTAAGTTAAAGGACCTTCATTACGAAGGAAATTTGTTTCCTAAGGAAGTTCCAATCACTTCCTGGCAGGATTATCCTTTAGCAAAAAAGCGGCCAGACATTATTTATATTCATAATCCTTATGATGATGATAATTTAATCACCACAGTCTTACCAGCTTTTTATACAGATAAGTTAAAGCAGTATACAGATTTATTAGTTTATGTACCTTACTTCGTGAGTTTACATGAACGTAAGCACTATGAATACGCCTTAAATAAGGGAATTGAAAATGCTGACGTGGTTTTTGTTCAAGATGAGGTGGTTAAAGCCGGCTATCAAGGCGCATGGAAAAAATTTGCCCAGGAAAATCCGACTTATCCTCAGAAGAGGTTAGAGCAGATCTTAGCTAAGATGGTGACCCTAGGTAATCCCAAGTACGATGCCTTAAACAAAACTAATCCAAGCAACTACCCTTTACCTAGTGAATGGAAGCAAAAAATCTATCGACCAGATGGAAGTAAAAAGATCGTGGTTTTTTATAATACTACCATTATTGATTTAAATGCCTCGGGGCGACAGATGCTAGCTAAGTATGCGGATGTATTTAACTTCTTTTTGAAGCACCAAGCTGATTATACCCTTCTTTGGCGCCCGCATCCACTTTTGATTGATGCTATTCGCTCCCAGCACCCTGACTTGCTAGCTGATTATTTACAGTTAGCAAGTCAATTTAAGGAAAGTCAGCTGGGGATTTATGACGATAGTCCTGATTTTTATTTAGCTTACACTTACGCTGACGCTTTTTATGGCGATATGTCAAGTATGGCAGAATTATTCCGGAAGCTAAATAGACCGGTAATTAAACAAATTCCTACCTATCCAACTGAGCAGGTGCCAGCTGAGTTTGATTTAAACTTGGTAAAAGAGCACCTGGCCAAGCAAAAGTGTCTGGCGGAAGGAAAGTTGCCGTTGGCTAAGTTGCCAGCTTGTTTAGCAGCAAATACTCATAGTCAAAAAACGACAGACTATCATTTTGGTTTAGACATTCATCGTTATGTTATGAATTTAGCTAATTCATAACGTGCTAGAAATAGCGCTTATATAAAGGCGTCTGTGAACATTAAAATACGTTTGACCCAACTTTTGACCTAACTTTCTAGATAATTTGCAAATTTTTCCACCGTTTCTTGCTTCTTTTGCTGTGTAACGTGTGAGTAAATATTTAAAGTTATTTGGACATTCTTGTGTCCTAGTCGCTCTTGCACATCTTTAATATTTAGACCCGCCTCAAGCAACAGCGTAGCATGAGTATGCCTAAATCCGTGTATCGAAATTCGGCGCAAGTCTGGGTTCTGATTATAGAAAGTATTAATTCGACTATTAGCTACTGTTGTGCCGGCTATTCGGTTATCGTGTGTCGGAAACATTAGCTGTGAGTCTGAAAGGGCATTAACTCCTCTAGCTAACAAGAATTTAGCTTGCGTTGTTTTCCAGGCTTTAAGAGCTTTTAAAGTTTCATCATCGATAAAGATAGTACGGGTGGATTTTTCAGTCTTAGGTTCTGCGATAAAGTTTAAGTTATTGCGTGAGTCGCGCGATACGGTCTTGGTAATGCTTATTGTGTGTTCATTAAAATCTATATCGGACCAGTTCAAAGCTGAAATTTCACCGGAGCGGATACCTGAGTATGCTAATAATCTAAAAAACGGATAAAAAACAGGGTTAGACGAAGCTTTAGCCCGATCAAGGAATAACTTCAACTCATCTTTAGAGTAGAAGTTATTTTTTGTATTATGCACCTTAGTAGAGTTTTCGAGTGGTTTTGGATAAACAACTAATGCAAACGGATCTTTTTCAATCAGCTCAAGTCGTATACCATAATTTGTGACAAGTTTTAAAACCGACAATAACGTCTTATAAGACTTGAACTCTTTAGCTAATTCGTTGACGACATCTTGAGCCCACAATGCGTTTAGTTTTGATAGCTTTAAATCGTCATACTTTTTAAAATGATTAGAATAGGTCCGGTAACGATGACCAGAAGTAGCTGCTTTCACTGACGGTTCATATACTGCCCACCATTTTTCAAACAATTCGCCTAGCGTTATGTCTTGGTTCTTAGTCTTGAACTTTCCTGCATCAAATTCAGCCTTAAGTTGAGTCAAGGCTTGTTTTGCCTCCCTAGCTGATGAGAATCCGCGCCTGGTGGTGTCTATCCGCTTTCCTGTCAAAGGGTCTGTTCCCAAATAAACCTTGAACATGTATTTTGTCTTACCTTTACTTTTGTAACTCTTTATTGTCGCCATGATGATTCACTCCTTTATAAATAAAAACTGATGTTCTTTTGGATATATTTTTAAACCCGCTCAGAAAGGCGGGCTTCTTACATTAATTCTTTACTCATCATAAGATGTTGCCAAACTAATTAATGTAGTGACAAATTGATAATCATATTTAGTATTTGGGATAGTTATACCCGTAGATTTATCAGATGCTGTATGTTTTGTATAGAAAGTAGATGCTTTTTTTAACCTTACTTCTAAATCTTCTGTTGAACCATTGTAAACATTAAAAATAGAGTCTTTCCATAAATCTATACCATTTTGCAGTATATATACTTCATCAGAATACCTTTTCTGTTTTCTATACATTATCGATAATTTTTCGCAAACTTGAGTTGGAGAAAGCTCAACTAGTGTTAACCATAGTTTTTCTGCCTCATCCCAATCACCGTACTTATAAGCTAACTCACCCTTCAAAAAAGTTTCATCGTACAAAAAGAATCTATATCTCTCTAACATATTTAAAGCGCCATTTTTATTTACAGATGAACGTGCTATTGACAATGCTTTATTTTTATCAAACGTATTATTTTTAGTTGAATCAGTTAAGGCTTGTTTAGTGTTGTTGATAGAATTTTGTGTAGCTACAGGATATCCAGTCCTAACATTTATTTCTTTTTTTGTGGTTTTGTTAATACGCCTATAACTATTATTTTTTCTAAGTCTTTTTTTAGTTCTGTCATGTGCTAAATATAGAAGAGAGCATAACTCTGTCCCTATATCAGAATTAACTATATCAGGGAAGTGTACGTCTCTGGCAGGTAAAGAAAAATTGGCCAACATTAAATTCATAGACGGAATTTTATTATTTATTCCGGAAAAAATGAATTCAGAACTATGGTATTTCTCTTCTAAAACTTGTAATAACTCAGCTTTAAAAACATCATAATAGTTATCAATATACCTTTTTTCTTTGTATCCTAATACGCGAGAAAAATCTATAATTTCAGATGCAGTTAATTTTCCATCATAAACGATCTTTTTAGTAAGAACAAAAAAATCAGGAAACATACTTGTATCTAAAGTATCAAAAAAACTATAGAGTTTATATTTTGAAATAGCATATATGATAGAAGTACTGGAATAATGGATAAAAGATTCATTATCAATGACTTTTTGAAGAGAATTTATTTCCAGTAATACTTCTTTAACATACTCACCATCGTATAATCTTCTTTCTAAAGAGTATAGATATAGAAATGCATATCCAATATCTTTTGGGCGGTTACGTTTTACAAGCCAATTTAAAAAATAAAATCGTTGGTTTGGTTTAAGCGTCTCATACGATGGATAATATGACAGTTTCTCTAAATTATGAAGATTTTCGGATATTGGTAGTTTTATATCAATAGCAGAAGGTTCGTCAGTATAGGTATCAATATTTTTCTTAGGACCATTTTTTAAATACATAAATTTTAATACTTCATTAGGAATGTTAAGAAAATAGTTTGGTAAATAAATTTCATTTTTATCTTTTCTAAAAAATGAATTTAAAATATTAAAAAAACTCATTACATACACCTCCTTATACGGTAGTAGCTATAATCAATATAGTTGAGTTCAGGTGGTTAACTGTAGACTATTCAACGATTTTCATGCCGCCGCCAACTTTAGAGCGTGCAAGAATATTATTAGTTTCGTCAACTATAATTACACCAGGAATGGGTTGGCTCGTGAATGATGAAATTTTATTAGTATCGTTGTCTAGTCCATCAGAAAAAGTCTTTTTATCAGCGCTAGACAGGTTAAGCCATTGATCTTTGTTTACTGTATACTTGACTCCGTAAGCACCTGGATAAGTAACTTTTGTAATAGTTAATGTGTCGCCAGTTTGCTGGTTGAGATTGTTTACCATCGTTTCAACGCTTTGCTTGAAGGACTTACTTAATTTACTTTTTGTCTTCTTCTTAGCTGCTTTTTTCTTTTTAGCGTGTTTTTTAGATTTTTTATCTTTGGTTACTTTTTTAGCAGAAATTTGATTAGCATTCGTAGCATAAAAAATCGAATTTAGATTAGATGTACCAATAGTAATTCCCAAAGTTAAAAGTGTAATATATTTAATAGATTTTTTCATAGTTAATTCTCCTATTCCAATTCTTTGATTATTAATCCGTTCGTTAAATCGAATTCATAACCTATAAATTTAAAATGTAATCCCAATTTTCTCCTATACATATCTAAAGATTCAAGTAGATATTGTTCACTGATGTCGAAGAAATCGGCTACTTCATGCAAAGTTTCGAATCCTTGACGATAGCAAACTATTAAACCAGATAGACTAACTAATTTCTGATAACCCCAATCGCGTGCTTTGCGTTCTTGCTTTGCTTGTTCAAGTTTGTTTTCAGTGGCGACAATATCACCAGCGCTAGTCTCATAGTGACCTATCTCTTCTGCTACAGTTTCAAGCTGTTTCCTATAGCTATTATCCTTATTTATAAAGACAGTATTGTTATGAATGAACCCAGCTAGCTTTTGAGGCATCTCAATATGTAAATAAGTTAGCTGAGGATAACTAGCAGTCAATTCTTCTAATGTGTTCAAAAAAATCACTTCTTATTATTTTTCTTTGTAAATTCAATGAAATTAATGATTTGAGTCATTTCTTCATCAGAAACACCACTATCAATATGAGCTGCGATTAATTCTGCTTGGCTAGAAGTCCCGTTTTTGCTGTCTCTCCCTAGAAGATAATCGGTAGAAACACCAAAGTAGTCGGCGACTTTAGCTAGATTTTCCGCTTTTGGGGAACTTGTATCCCATCTTCGTATTTGTCCGTTTGAAATTCCAGTTGCTCTTTCGATTTCTGCGATAGTGACACTTCTTTCCGATGCTAATTGCTTTATCTTGTCTAGAAGTCCCATAAAATCAGCCTTTCTATAGCTTTAAAACTAAATAGCGAGTTCTCTATTGACAATTAGCGTAAACTCTATTATAGTATTCATTGTAAGTTGATTAGTAATTAAATAATATAGTGCATCGCTGAAATAAATAGAGAACGAAAGCTTATTAGTAAGCTTATTTAATTATACCTTTATAATAGCGTAAACTCTAATTCTAATCAAGACTTTTAGATAAAAAGAGGTGATTATATGGGAAATTTATCATTCCAAGAAAAAATGACAATACAGTTAATGAGAAACAAGCAAGCTGGTCTTAGCCCTCGTACACAAGCGGACATAGCTAATAAGTTTGGATTAAGTCGCATGTATGTCGGAACAGTCATTAAGGAAATTCAGCATGGGAAAAAAGCTGATGAGTGGCGAAAAAAGTTTGCTGAATATGCAGGCATGAAAATGTAGAGGGAGGGAAGAATAATGAACGAATTAATTAGAGTTACTAAAGATAGCGATGGTAAATCAGTTGTGAGTGGTAGAGAATTGCACAAGTTTTTAGGGGTTAAAGATAACTATACTGACTGGTTTAAACGAATGGTGGCTTATGGATTTGCTAAAAACGTTGATTTCATAGGTTTATCGGGAAAATCCGATAAACTAGGTGGCCGTCCAAGAACAGACCACGCCTTGACGTTAGACATGGCTAAAGAGATTTCGATGATTCAGAGAACAGAAAAGGGAAAGCAGGCTCGTCAGTACTTTATTGAGGTAGAAAAAGCCTATAAAGAACAGCAAGTTATGCCGTTCAAGCTGCCGCAGAATTACCATGAAGCTCTGTTGCAGCTAGCGGAACAAGTTGAAATTAACGAAGCTAATCAGCCCAAGGTGGATTATTATGATGAGTTCCTTAGCAACAAGGGGCTTATCACAACCACCTTAATCGCCAAGCAATACGGCATGTCAGCCGTGGAGCTTAACAAATTCCTCCATGCTAAGGGGGTGATTTATAAAGAGTCTGGCAAGAAAGCGTGGGTGCTCTACGCTAACTATGCCGGGCTAGGATTAGCCGATTATGAAGAGTTTGCCCCAAACGAGCGGACAATTCGCAAGACGCTCAAATGGACGGCCAAAGGTGAGCGATTTATTCGGGACCTCTTATCGGAAGAAGGAATTAAGACAAATACACAATTAGCCGAAGAGGTTGCCTTGAGTGAGCCTGAAATTGAATATGACGGGCCTTACTTCTCAGCTAGCGAAATTGCTTGGCAACTGCGCCTGCCTAACGAATGGGTCAAGATCATCGGCGAGCTTGCAAACCGGGAACACTTAAAGCCAATTTTCAACGATCAAAATATCTTCTGTCGTAAGACCTTCGATGGGTACGGCCGGCTTCGGTGGGAATACACCAAGTATGGGGCCCGCAAGATTGAGGCGGCCATTAATGAAGAGTTAAGTAAGAATGTGGGGTGAGAGTTATGGAATTGCAATTGTTAAGTTCAGAAGCGCAAGACCGTTTAACCGACGGGGTGCTTGAAATTGCAGAGAATATTGCGATGGCTAAATTCGAAGTATTAAAAGGGCAAAACAAGCAAAGGCTCAAGACTAGGGCAGAAGCTGCAAAGTACCTTCATCTAAGCGGTAATAGCTTTGATGAGGTTGTCCGGCCTTATATTAAGACAGTTCATCTAGAAGGCTTTTCCAGGCTGATGTGGGACGTGAGGGACTTAGATAGATTTATAGACGAAAGGAAGTCTTAGTTATGAAATGGGAATACGTAATCTCAGCGTTTCTGATTGGCATGGCCGTCTGCCAGTCTAACTGGTATATAGCTCACGGTTTATTGATAGTAGGGCTGTTTTTAATTGCTTTAAGGGTCATGATGGATCCTTGGCCGGAGGAAGAAGGTGAGACGGATGAATAGAATCGTTAAGAGTTATCAATATTACATCATTGACGAAGATTACACCTTGAAGAAACTGGGTGTAACCGCCCCGACATCAGAAATACCAATTTTGGATGAGAGCGAATTTGAAGCTTTGAAGTATTCTTTAGAGTCAAACGATAGGTTGTCTGACAGTTTATATGACTTGTGCAGACTATATTACGTAGACAAGACATCAGATGATTCTTTCGAAAAGTTGACTAGGATTTTAGTCAACAAGAAACGTTTTTTAGTCGAGGTGATAAAGTGTGTGGATTCCTAATTCAATTGTTGCTCTGATATTCGTTGGCGCGCTCTACAGCTTGATTTTTGAGCGTGCTAAGGGAAATCACTTTGAAAATAAAAAAAGCGCCCAGACGGCCATCTGAGCGCAAAAAACAAATTAAAAAACATTAAAATTCGTGATTATTGTATCACGAAAAGGAGCAGTTATGAAAGAAAAAAGAGTGTTTGTCAAAACTAATGTCGGTTTTGGCAAAGAACGACTAGCAGTTCAAGAGGAACAGTTAGTAGGTAACCTTGATAGAATGTTTAACTTCTGCGTGACGGAAGCGGACGGCCGGACGCATGAGAGAGGGAATATTTGGGAGCAGATTATGTTCCCTAGAGACGTGGCCGAAGCTGAAAGCTTACATCTAACGGATGCAGTTAGCTGGTTCAAGAAGATTGAAGAAGTCAGAAGTAAATAAAAGGAGAGAAATAACATGGCACAACAAACTCAACAAAACCAAGTAGCTTTATTGCAAAAGGATATTACAGATCAAGTAAGCAAACGTATCACGGAACTAGAACAAACAGGTTTAGCATTGCCTGCTAATTTTAATGCGCAGAATGCCTTGAAAGCAGCCTTCTTTGCTTTAGATAAGACAAAAGACCGGTCTAGCCGGCCAGCGCTGGAGGTTTGCGCTAAGACATCAATCGCTAATGCCTTGCTGGATATGGTCACGCAAGGCCTAAGTCCTGCTAAGACACAATGCTACTTCATTGTGTACGGCAATGAGCTGCAAATGCAACGTTCATATTTCGGGACAGTGACAGCTTTAAAACGCTTGTCCGATGTCGAAGATATCTATGCCGAAGTAATCCACGAAGGCGATGAGTTCGAGATTGATGCCGACGAAATGGGCCGGACAAGGGTGGCTAAGTTCAAGCCAAGCTTTGCTAACTTAGATAAGGCTTTAATTGGGGCTTTTGCAGTCATCAAAAAGAGTGATGACAGCTTAGTTTATACGATTATGACTAAGGCCGAGATCGACAAATCTTGGAGCCAGTCAAGAAACAAGAATAATCACGTACAAACGAACTTCAGCCAGGAAATGGCTAAGCGGACGGTTATCAATCGGGCCGCTAAGATGTTCATCAACACTTCAGATGACAGTGACCTGCTAACAGGGGCTATCAATAACACGACTGAAAATGAGTATGACGAAGATAGAAATGAACCACGTAAGGTTGTAGCTAAAGAAAAGCAACCAGAACAAAAGAGTATCAGCGATTTATTTGGCCAAGTTGAGGCTAACAAGGTTGAGAAGAAGGAAGAAAAGCCAGTTGTAATCGAGGCCGAAGAAAAAGAGCCTACGGAATCAGAAGAAGCAGAAGCAGAGGACGTTAAAGACATCATCACCGATTACGAAAAGAATGGTGAAGGTGAAATTGACATGTTCCGCCAACAACAAGAATTATCTAAGGAAGCGGGGGCTAAGTAATGGAGTTAACGGATAAGAATTACTATGACAAAGCAAGCTCACTTGAATATTTAAGTGTTAGCTTGTTCAAAGAATTTATGAAGTGCGAGGCAGCCGCCCATGCTGAATTGAAAGGCGAATGGTTGCCAGAACGTGATGAAACCCCGCTGTTAGTTGGGAACTATATCCATTCATATTTTGAAAGCCCTGAAGCTCACGAAGCTTTTCTTGACCGTAAGGACGCCAAAGGTGTTTCTAACCGGGATAAGATGCTTAACAAACGTATCAAGAAGGAAAAGGTTCTTAAGAAAGATTTCAAGGTGGCTGATACCTTAATTGAGCGGATGGCTGCCGACAACAATTTCATGCAGTTATACGGGGCTGGCGACAAAGAAGTCATTGTTACCGGTGAAATCAACGGCATCAAGTGGAAAGGCAAAATTGACTCCTTACGGCTTGATTTAGGGAAGTTCTTTGATATCAAGACCAACAAAGACTTACATGGCAAGAACTGGGTATTTAAAGACGGCCGGAACCTACCAACAACCTTTGTAGAAGCTTACGGCTACCATTTGCAAATGGCTTTATACCGTGAGTTAATTTTCCAACAATTCGGAGTTTCCTGTGAACCTGTAATTTTTGGTGTTAGCAAGCAGGATCCACCAGAGCTAATGACAATTCACTTTGAAACTGAGGAAATGCAGGACTTACTTTATGACGGCCTTGCTACAATCCAGGAATATCAAGAGCATATCAAGGCCGTAATTGACGGCGAAGAAGAGCCTAGAGGGTGTGGAATGTGCGATTACTGCCGGAGCAAATCAAGCTTTGCAAACAATATTTATGGGGCGTTAGATATTCCACTTAGATAGCTTGAGAGAGCTGCAGATAGCTGATAAGCCAGTACGCTTTAACGATGCCGGAAGGGTGGGAGGCCCTAGGAAGGAGGAAAAAATGAAGGTCAAAAAGATATATCAAAAGAAATTCACAACGGTTGATAACACGGTTCTTAATGATGTTGAACTTAGTTGGAAAGCAAAAGGTCTCTTTGTTTATCTCTGGTCTCAAGCTGAAGGTTGGGACTTCTATGAGTCAGAAGTCGTTAACCATTCGACAGACGGCATTGCAGGTCTGAAGACAGGGCTGAAAGAACTCGAAGCAAGAGGATATTTGAGGCGTGAAAGAAAAAGGGATAAAAAGGGTCTGCTTAGAGAAAATGAATGGATATTGTCTGAACAACCTATGTTAGAAAATCCTATGTTAGAAAATCCTATGTTGGATAATCCTACATTGGAAAATCCTACGTTGGATAAACCTATGTTGGATTATCCTACGTTGGAAAATCACACACTAACAATAACTAATAACAACAATACTAATAATAACAATACTAAAGAAACAATAACTAATTATAACAATAACAACAATAACAAAGAGTCTGCTGTTGATGATGAACAAAAGCAGATAGACTTTGCTGAAGTGCAGACGGCTTATCAACTTAATTTGAGACCTAGAAACGGCATTCCATCGGCAATTAATGTCGAACTAGGTAAATATACCCAAGAACTTGGTCATAAGTTAGTAATTTATGCAATTGAAAGAGCTGTAGCACAGATTGCTAATCCTTCGTGGGGCTACATCAAAGCAATCCTAAATAGTTGGAAGAAAGCGAAGGTAACAAGTGTAGATGACGTCAAGAAGCTAGATGAATCTTATCAGCAACGGAAAGCACAGCAACAGAATCGCTTTAAGAATGGACGACGAGTAGTACAGAAAGAAAGCTTGCCAGATTGGGCTCAACCTGATTATCAAGAAAGGGACACGCCTGATGATCCGGCTAAGAGTAAACAAATAGCTGAGATGATGGCCAAGATTAACGCACGTAGGAAGGAAGTTCTTTGAGATGATGAAACCAGCTAAGTTATACATTGCTTATACGCAAGATGACGAGGTTGTAGCCATAGGAACCGTTGAGCAGCTAGCGAGGTGGTTTGATACAACGCCGAATAACATACGCAGTTTAGCAACGCACTTTAAAAAGGGCGATATTAAAGAGCCTAGAGTTAAATTTTACCGAGTAGAAGATTTAGAAGAGGTGTCAGAAGATGAAGAATGAAAACAAAACAATCACAATCAAAATTTCTAAATCAAGAAATTGCGATATTATGTACGGCTGGGACGTCGTTCAAGATGAAGTAGAAAGATCGTTAGAGTCATTATACGCATTATTTGCCTTACTAATGCATTATGAAAGAGAAACAGACACAAACATGGAGGATTATTTAGAAAGTTTAAGCAAATTAGTTAAGGCATTCAGAGTTATAACTAACGCGGAAGAAACGGCCGTTATAGGAGGTGTAGGAAAATGAAGATTGATACAGCGGATTTAAGTAAAAAAATGGTTAGCTTAACCGAGTGCTTAGAAGATTATTGTAATTTAAGTCTTGATAGGGCAGAAAATGAAATCAGTGAAGGCAGTTCAGAGACAGTAGAGGTTATAGAAAGTATTTTAAATGATGATAGGTCTAACCTACTGCGGATTGTATACGGCAAAGAAGTAGGCAATTTACAAGACAAGATGGGAGCCTTAAGAATTTCACTATCTGAGGTTCAGAAAACAGCGAGTGACTTAAGTTTCCGAATTTATAAAGATAGCGAGGTACTAGGGCGATGACAGCAAGGCGTAAGGTAACGAGCGCTAGCCACTTCGGCAAGAAATCAGTCGTGGATGGTTATAAGTTTGACTCACAAAAGGAACTAGACTTCTACCTGCGTTATATCAAGAACAGCGGTTATGAGTTTGAAGTACAAAAGAATCTAGTGCTAGTTGATAAATTCACACTGGGCTCACATAACGTACGCTCTGTGAGTTATAAAGCTGACTTCGTAGTCCTAGAGGGTGGCCGAATAAAACACGTCTATGACGTTAAAAACGGCTTTAACGGGTATGCGATAGATGACAAGAGTCAACTAAAATTCAAACTAGTAGCTCAGAGATATCATGTGCCTGTTGAGGTTGTAGTACTTCGTAAGCATGATTTCAGAGTGGGCGTGCTAGGAACTACCAAGAAAATTGAAGTGCAAGCGAGAACCAACATTGACTATGAGTATAGCGAGCTGATTGGATGAAAATTGATAAAGATTACGGCCTAGTAAGCTGCGGTTACGAGCTCAAAATTATGGCCGAGTTGAATCGTAAGACTAGCCGTAAAAAGCGTTCTAAGAACCTGAGAAGAACGCAGAAGCGAAAGTACACAAGGAAAGTTGAATTGAATTGGGGTGTAAGAGATGATTGATGAATATGTGACGTTACGTATCATGTTTGAAATGTTTAAAGACGTTTTAGCAGTTATTGCCGCGATAATCGGCTTGGGTTGCTGGGCCTATTACAAATTTTGGAGAGGGAAGAGAAAGTGAAGGATTATTTAGTTTACGTTGAGCTTAACGGAATTTGGACTAATCTGCTAATTAAAGCTACGAATTGGGAAGAGGCTGAGCAGTTAGCGGAGTTAGAGATTAGAGAAGCAGGAATAGAAGCCTGACAAAAAAGCCAAGGCCCGTCAGCCTCGGCATGTTCCCAAATATATCAACAATTTATTATATCATAAAGGGAGCGTGCTGGGCTTGGAAGAATTAACAATACCCGGAATGAAGATTATAGATTATGATAGAACGGCCGATAACGTGTCGCAATTCTTAACGGACGGGCGATACTATCCAAGACTACATAGGATGTGTCAGCAAGCAAGTCCAGATCATCTGCAAAGTCCAAGTTTAAGTGGAATGCCTGGTGGAAGTATAGGAAACAGCAACGAAGAAAAACTAGTGAAATATTTGTATGCTAAATCAATAGTTGATGGAGTTACAGATACATACGATAAAGGATCAGTAGAGTTGAGAGTAGTACTAGATAATGTATTAGGTAAAATATCGGCGGTCGAGGCTATGAGGAAGCTTCATTTTGAAAATACACGATACTATCAAGTTAAAAAGCGGGCGTTAAACGAGTTTGCCGACGGTTTAGAGATGAAGGTTAATTGCCCTGACTTGCATGTATACGTTAAGTAAAAGCAGCTTGAAAAAAAAGGCAGAAAATGGTAGAATTAGAAAACGAAAATTCGTTTTTTATAAGAAAGGATGATGAACATGCTACTTGAATTTATTTTTAAAAATAGTTTCTCTTATAAGGATGAAACATATTTTTCCATGGAAGCTGTTAAAGGTACTGCTATAAAAAATGAATTTAAAAGAATGGGTAAGCATCGTATACTAAAAAGTGCAATTATGTTTGGGCCTAATGCCTCTGGAAAAAGTAATATGATGAAATCATTAAGTACCTTTCGAGAGTTAGTTTTAAAAGATGATAGACAAGAAAATCCTTATCCAACATACGTTGGCAATGAAGAACCAATTTTTTATCAAGTTACTATTTATTTTAATAAAAAGATATATCGTTATAGTGTCTCTTATTTGAAAGAAGAAATACTTCAAGAAAAATTGGAGATAGAAATGAAAGGTTCTTTCGAAACGTATTTTCAGCGAGATAAAATGAAGTATACTATTTTACCAAATGAATTAGAAACTCTAACCAATAAAACAAGAAAGGATAGCCTTTTTCTTACAACTGCTAAAGCATTTAATGATAAACCATCTTTAGATGTCTTTCGTTGGTTTATAAATAATCTAATTTTTATTTCTAGGGATACTACACCGTTATTATCACAGGCATACAAATTACAAAAAAATACTGAATCTAAAATGAGATTGCTAAATTTTTTAAAAGCAGCTGATTTGAATATTACTGATTTTGAAGTAGTTGAAACTAATCGTTCTCTTCCTGAAGAATTGCGTCCCTTATTAAAAACAAACAGAATTTTTAAAGATTACAACATGATTATCAGGCATAAAATGTATGATGGTAAAGATGAAGAAGGACAGTTTTCATTGACTTTGGAAGCGGAATCTGATGGTACAAAGAAATTAATTGCACTAGCAATTATTCTGGCTTTGTTACGCAATTCTACAATTCTAATTGATGAGTTTGATGATTCTTTCCACGTTGAACTATCTAAAGCGTTTATTGAAGTTTTCAATTCTGATGAGAGTAATAATCAATTTATTCTAACTAGTCATGAACTATCTTTAATGGATAGTGGTTTTAAAAAAGAACAAATATACTTTACTGAAAAAGCGGATAGAAGTACGACTGAGTTGTATTCTGTTTATGATTTTAAATCTGAAGAGAATAGACAAGATTATTCTTATGTTAAACGTTACCAAAAAGGTTTATTTGGGGCTATCCCTGAGATTTTAGTTGGTAAGTTAAAGCAATCCTTGGAGGAATAGCTATAAATGGGAAGAAGAGAACAACAAAAGAAAGAAAATCCTAGACAGATACATGTTTATTGTGAAGGTGAAAGTGAAAAGATATATTTGGAAACTCTTAGAAACTTAGTTGGGATAAAGCAACGCCTTAAATTGGTGGTAAGGTCTGAAAGAAAACAAGGGATAGACTTGTATAATCATGTTAGAAGTAGATATAAGAAACACGATTTTAAAGTCTCACCAGTAGAAATTGTTATAATTGTAGACAAAGATGATACGACTACAGAAGAATTGACAAGATTGCAAAATAAATGCTTGAGAAGTGGGTATTTATTAATCTACTCTAATGCTTGTTTTGAATTGTGGTTGCTACTACATTTTGAAAAAGTAACTTTTTTTACTACTAGAGAAAATCTTAATTCCAGTCTATCAAGTAAACTAGGAAAAAGTTATAAAAAAACTGATAAAAGGTTCTTCGAACAAGTAGTAAAAAAATATGAAGTTGCTCTGAAAAACTCTGAAAGAATGGAAGACGGTATTCCAGAATTTAATAGGAATCCATATACCAATATGAAAGAATTATTAAATAATTATTTCAATGTATAACTAGAATAGTTATATATTATGAAACTCACATATTAGGCAACAAAAAAGTTCCTAGGAGATGAGCTAGGAACAAGACGATATACTGATATGACGTATCTTCAGTATATCGTTTTTTATTGCATGCAAACAGAACAAATATTTAATTTAGAACAAAAAAGTGTAGAGCGAGTGTAGAAACAGTGTAGACCAAGTGAACGTTTTACGTGCTATTATGTTAGTGTGCGATAGCACGAAAGATGTTGGTTTTTCGTAATGAAATCATTCCGCCATGAATGATGTCTCTCCTCTGAGAATAGGAGCATAATGTGAGCATGCCGTGATGTATGCAGGTTTGCTGTTGTCCTTTATCAGCAGCATTTATGCAAGCTCCGGCTAAAAACCAAACGCGATCGGATGCCGGGTTAGAAAATTCGTGAGGGGCAGAACCTCAGGCTTGCTTAGTAGTCATATATAATAAGTCAACCTTAGTGGGTTGGCTTTTTTGTTATATAAAAAAGATGGAGGTATGAAAATGGAAACACAAGAATTTCAAAATAAAGTAAAAAGTGTCATTGCCGATATTCTAGGTTGCAAGGAAGAAGAAGTATATTGCGTATGGCAAGCCAAAACACTGCAGCATGTTAAAGGTTTGTTTGCGTCTGGCGCAGATAATGCGAAGGGTCTTTACTTTGAAGCTACTTATAATGGCCTGAAGAAAGAATTATATTTAGACCATTATAAGAAAATCAAGAATAAAGTTTTAGTTTTGTAAGGCCAATTTAAATTAAAGAGTAAACATCCAAAAGACGGAGGTGGGTGAGATGAAGTGAGTCGTATTGAAGATGCTGAAAAAGATTACTTAGCCGGGATGAAGTACAAGGACATTGCCACGAAGTATGGCGTGTCACTCAATACTGTCAAGTCGTGGAAAAGTAGAAACGGTTGGCAACGTGGTGCAACTTTAAAAAAGGGTGCACACAAAAAGAAAAAAAGGGTGCACACAAAAAAGCAAAAAGTTGCACAAGCAAGAAGCCCAGATGTGATCGATGAGCTTGTCGAAAACGATGAGCTAAAAGACCGTCAGAAAGCGTTTTGTCTGTATTATCTGCAAAGGTATAATGCGACGTGGTCTTATCAGCAAGCGTACGGTGTTAGCTATAAATCAGCTAGAACTTTAGGACCTAAAATGTTGGCAAATGTTGGCATAAAAAAACAACTCACAGAGCTAAAAAAACAGCAGTCTGCCGAACTTTATGCAACGGCTAATGATATTATGCTCAGCTATCTTAAACAAGCTCACAGTAACATTACAGACGTTCTAGAATTTAAGACAGTCAAGCGTCTTAAGTGGAATAAAGTACCTGACGACACGGGCGAGTATGAAGATGCAAACGGGCACTATCGTTTAGATCCTAAAATTGACCCAGAAACAGGAGAACAAGCATTCTATTATGAAAATCTAGTCTTGCTTAAAGATAGCAGTAAGATTGACACGTCTAACATCAAGAGTATTCGTATCAATGATGGTGAAGCTGTTGTTGAGATGTACGACAAGCAAAAAGCTATGAAAGAGTTGCTTGAACGCTTGCCAAGCGCTAGCGATGTAAGTGATGAGCCTAAAACGCTTGTCGTCGATGATATTGAAGGACGTGTGCAAGATGACTAAAGTGGTAGAACTATCTAAGCAAGTTAACCCGCATTTTTACAAAATGTGGGTGACTAAGAAACCTTATATTATTGCCAAAGGTGGTCGTGGCTCGTTCAAGTCATCTGTTATCAGTCTGCGCTTGCTTGTAAGCATGTTGAAACACACACAAGCAGGACATAAAGCTAACGTAATCTGTGTACGTGAAAATGCAACATATCTGCGTGATAGTGTCTATAACCAAATATTATGGGCGATGGACCTATTACACGTTTCAGATGAGTTTAGAGCTTATTCATCCCCGCTACGAATAGTTCATAAAAAGACTGGTAGCACGTTTTACTTTTATGGTGCTGACGATCCTTTTAAACTTAAATCTAACACGGTGCGTGACATTATTGCGGTGTGGTTTGAAGAAGCTGCTAACATGAAAGGCCCAGATGTTTTTGATCAAGCAATACCAACATTCATTCGACAAAAGTCAAAGTATGTTGATACTGTGCAAGTATTCTTTAGTTATAACCCACCTAAAAACCCTTACGATTGGGTGAACGAATGGGTAGCAGATAAAGAAAACGATCCAGACTATTTTGTAGACACGAGCACTTATCTTGATGATGAACTAGGCTTTACTACTGAACAGCAGTTGAAGCTTATCGAGAAGTACAAAGAAAACGATCCAGACTATTATCGCTGGCTTTACTTAGGTGAAGTCGTAGGACTTGGTACTAACATCTACAACATGGATAACTTCAAAGCGTTAAAAGAATTGCCAAGTGATGATTACATTACAAAGTGGTTCTGTGCTATTGACTCTGGTCATGAAGTATCTGCTACTACATTTGGTGCTTATGGATTGACTAGAAAAGGCAATGTAATTCTATTGGATACTTATTATTACAGTCCACAAGGCAAGGCTCATAAAAAGCCGCCGAGTGAGTTATCTAAGGACTTGCATTCATTCATCAATAAGTTGGCCAAACAATTTAAAAAGCCAGCAACTAAATTAACAATAGATTCTGCTGAAGGTGCTTTAGATAATCAGTTTTACAATGATTACGGAGTACATCTTCATAAGGTAGCAAAATTAAAAAAAGTAGACATGATAGACCGTGTGCAAAATATAGTTGCTCAGGGTCGTTTTTATTATCTAGATACTGAGTCAAATAAGATTTTTATTGAAGAACATAGAAATTACAGGTGGGATGAAAAAACTTTAAATAGTGACGATCCTAAGGTTATCAAAGAAGAAGACCATACATGCGACCAATTTCAGTACTTTGTGCGAGATAATGAACGCTTGCTAGGTCTGAAATATTAAGGTGGGAAATATTAAGGTGGTGGAGTGATGCCATTAATTCAACAAATAAAAGATTGGTTTAGGAAAGGAGGTGCCAAGTTAGGAATGGTAAAGAGTTTAACTAACATTACAGATGATGATAGAGTTTCAATTGATTCAATGGAATATGAACGGATAAAGTTGGCCAAGTTGTATTACAAGGATGATTTACCAAAAGTTAAGTATCGTAATTCATACGGCGAATACAGACAACGTCCGTTGAGTTCTCTAAACGTGACTAAGTTAGCATCTAAGAAATTAGCGTCAATTATCTTTAATGAGCAATGTTCCTTATCATTAGAAGATGAAGCAACAAACGAGTTCATCAATAAAGTAATTCAAGATAATAAGTTCAATATGAGATTTGAGCAACGCTTAGAAACTGCTATTTCTTTAGGAGGTTTAGCTGCTAGACCCTATGTTGATGATAATGATGTTATTAGAATAGCTTGGGCTAATGCAGACCAATTCTATCCATTACGTAATAACACTGATGATATCTCTGAATGTGCTTTTGCAAGTCGAACAGTTAGAACTGAGAATGATAGAAATGTTTATTATACGTTGCTTGAATTCCATGAATGGGACGATTATAAGACTTATCACATAACAAACGAGTTATACCGCTCTTATCAATCAGATGTAATTGGAGAACAAGTAGCACTTGAAACTTTATATCCTAATTTAGCACCAGAATTAACCTTTACTGATGTTATTACTAAACCATTATTTGCATATTTCAGAACACCAGGAGCTAATAATAAGAACTTGGATAGTCCACTTGGTGTTGGTATTGTAGATAATTCAAGAAATGTAATAGACGCTATCAATCGAACTCATGATATGTTTGTCCATGAAGTTAGAATGGGGAAACGTAGAATTGCAGTTCCTGCTGAAATGTTGAAACCTACTGGCAATTTATACGGAGATGAAGTAGACGATGCTCATCCGGTCTTGTTTGATAAAGACGAAGACGTTTATCAAGGAATGTATGGAGATACAGATAAGCTGAGTGTAACGGACTTAACTTCTGATATTCGTTCAACTCAGTTTAAAGAGTCAATTGATTATTTCTTACGTGAGTTTGAGCAACAGATTGGTTTTAGTTCTGGTACATTCTCTTATGACGGTCAAGGGGTTAAAACAGCTACTGAAGTTGTCAGTGAGAATTCTGCAACCTATCAAACACGTTCTAGTTATCTTACTCAAGTAGAATTGTTTTTAAATCAGTTAGTTAATGCAATTCTTGAAGTAGCTAGTGTAGGCCAGTTCTTTTCTGACGGTAAGCCTAGATGGACTGGTAATGTAGAAGATGTTGAGTTGTCTGTACATTTTGATGATGGTGTTTTTATTGATAAAGACAAACAACGTGCTGATGAAATGCAGTTAGTTGCTGCTGGAATCATGCCAAAGCTTGAATACTTAAAACGTAATTTTGGATTAAGTGAAGAGGATGCTCAAAAGTGGTTAGCTCAAGTTAACAATGAACAACCAGACTTTTCTCAAGGGTCATTTCAAGAGCCAATAGATGGAGATAGCAACGAGGTGTAGTTTATGGATTCAAAACAGAAACTAGACCAAGATACAAATAACATTGCTAATCTCTATTCTAATTTAGAAGACCTGATATTTACTGAAATCATCAAAGTGTTACAACGTGGGCACTATGAGAATGTAACGCAAGATAATGTTGTTCAGTGGCAAGCACAGCAGTTGTCACAAATGGGAGCATTAACCAAGAGAGTAATTGATTTAATGGCAGACTTTGACGGTATCTCACCTAGTGAAATTGAAACTATCTTAAAACAAGATGGTTATGAGATATTAGATGAAGTTAGTCAAGAGTTAAACTATAGTGGTCAAAAGAGTCAGCCAATCAGTGATGAGAGTTTCAACATGCTTGATTCAATGGTTAGACAAACAACAGATACTTTAAACAATACGATTAATCAAACTCTGCTTAGTCGTAATTATGGTGTTAATCCTGTTATGCGTACTTACCAGGAAATCTTAAAACGCTCAACACTTGAAACTGTAACTGGACTTAAAACTCATGATCGAGCAGTCAAAGATGCTATTTACCAACAATTAGATAAAGGTATCGAAGTTATGAGAGATAAGTCTGGACGTGCATGGTCTCTTGAAGGTTATACACGTATGGTACTTACGACAACAGCTAATAGGACTTACAATGATTTACGAACTAAACGAATGCAAGAGTTTGGACAAGTCTTATGCTTGATGTCTAGTCATCCTAACAGTCGTGAAGCATGTGCTTATATTCAAGGTAAGGTAGTCAACATTGTTCCAACTGATGATCCTAATTACAATGACAAGTATGATTCAATCTATAATCATGGCTACGGTGAGCCTGCTGGGACATTAGGCATTAACTGCAGACACAAATTATTTCCGTTTACTCCAGGTGTCAACGTGAATAATATGACCCAGTATAATCCTAAAGAAGCAATTAGGAACGGCAATTTGCGTCAAAAGCAACGCTACTATGAACGCTCAATCAGAGATGCTAAGAAGTGCTTGAAAGCTGCAGAAGAGCTCGGTGATATTGACATGGTCAACCAAACTAAGACGTTGCTTAGAGCACGTCAATCTAAGCTACGGGAGTTTATTAAGGTAACTAACGCTAATAGTAATGTGCCAATTTTGACCCGTGATTACAATCGGGAAAGCGTAGTTGGAACGGACGCTAGACATATTAACTATATCAACCAACATCGTGCAAAAGAATTAGCCGCGTTGAAAAAGAAGTACGGTCCTCATGGGTTCCCAAAAACAGCCCAAGAATACCAACAGTTGTTGTATAATGAAGATACAGGGCAGGCGATGCATGCTTATGTTAACGCGCGTAAGCAGCACACAGTGGAACCTGTGGTTAGCTATACGGATTACATTCACGCTAAAAAGCGGTTAGACGAAGAAATTGTTGGTATGACAACCTCAACAGGTCAAGTAATTAGGTCGTATTCAGACCACACATTTGACCGTATCTTTGGCGTCCGTAAAGATCCACATGGTAAGCGTCGAATTGGTGTTTCAGTTGACCAGATTAAGCAATCTCTCCAGTCTCAAAAACACTTGAGCAGTGAGAAGCGTAATACTGAGACTTACATTACAAAGCAAGCACGAGTAATTGTAAATTCAAAAGGAAATATAGTTACACTAGTACCAAGAAGGGAGAAATAAGAATGAGTAGACCTTTGAAATTTAAAATTAAGGATTATGATTTTATTTCCCGTAAATTCCCCGAATATTATAGGTTGCTAGTCCCAAATGCCTCTCGACACGGTGATGAAATGTGGATTGATACAAAGGATCAAGAGGCATATGATTATCTTCTTGATAATTTGTGTTTAGAATTAGGAGATGCTCTTAATGATGAAGGCGATCTGAATAGGGATGGCTTGCGATTAGAAGCTGCATGGGATTATGCTGATAGGGAAGGTGTTCCGTTTGGCGAAAAATGATTATTTTGTTGTAATGTACCGATTGATGATGTACTTGTACAATTGTTTGAAGAATGATCAACAGGTTGATTTGAGCAAGATAACACCCGAATACCTAGGAATCAATGCAAGATACTTTCAATATATTTTGATTAATTTAGTTAATGATGGGTACTTAATGAAGGACTCAACTTACGAAGATATGAATGGATTAAATATCACACAAGATATTATGATAAGCCCTAAGGGAATTGCTTATTTGCATGAAAATAGTACGATTGCAAAAGTCAAACGTTCTATCAAAGGTTTATCCGATATTGTAGGTAATGTTAATCCGCTTTAAGGCACTAGCATTCGCTGGTGCTTTTTTGTTTCGACCTGAGCACGTCGTAAAACTGCTTTTTTGTATGCAATCAATCAGCGTGGAGCGTTCCACGTAAAATAAAAACGATAGGAGAGATTGACATGAAACGTGAAGATTTAAAGAAATTAGGCTTGAGTGATGAACAAATTGAAGGTGTAATGTCTGCTCATGGTAAGGATATTACTAGCTTACAAGAAAAAGTAAATGGATTAACTAGCGAACGTGACGGATTGAAGTCACAACTTGATGAACGAGACAAGCAGTTAGTCGATTTACAAAAGAATTCTAAAAATATTGATGATTTAAATGATAAAATCAAACGACTACAAGCAGATAATCAAAAAGCTAATGAAGATTGGCAAAATAAGTTAGCCACTCAAACTAAGAACTTTAGAATCGAAACAGCATTACGCGAAGCAAAAGCTAAGAACGTAAAAGCAGTTTTACCATTCATTGATACTGAAAAAGTAACTATTGATGGAGATAATTTGAAAGGGTTAGATGAGCAAATTAAAGCTATTCAACAAAGCGACAGTTACTTATTTGATGAAGGTAAGCCAGAACCAAGGATTAATATTGGCGGTGCCTTTAACAATGGCGAGAATGGCACTAGTGGTAAAACTGACCCGGTAGTTTCTAATATTGCAGCACGTATGAAATCAATTTAGAAAGGATATGATATCAAATGACAGTAGTTTTAGATCAAAAAGATTTATTGAAGATTGATGAAGAGTTTGGAGCAGATTCGCAACTTTGGCAACCATTGCAAGGCGGCGCTAAGTCTATCACAGCTGCAGATTTTTCAGGGGTTAAGACAGTCCGTATTAACAAGATGGATGGTTTTGCAGATGCAACAAAATATAAACGTAATCAAGATAACGCACGCAACAATGTTAATGTCACAAAAGAAACTCTTGAATTGACGCAAGAAGATTGGATTGGATATGACTTAGATCAATTAGATATGTCTGAAAACGGAGCTTACACAGTTGCTAATGTTGTTCGTGAACACAATCAACGTATTACAATTCCACATCGTGACAAGTTCTTAGCCCAAAAAATTTATGACACAGCTAAGTCTGGCGGTAAGTTAGTAACAGATACAATTGATTCTAAGAATGCTTTAGCAGCATATGATGAAGTAGAATCCTACATGATTGATAATCAAATTCCTGGTGGTTGGTTAATGTTTGTTTCTACAAAATACTACAAAGCATTAAAGAATGCTGATGGTGTATCTAAGACATTCTCAGTTAACCAACAACAAATTAACGGAATTAACCGTCGTGTTGCTCAATTAGACGGTGGAACACCAATCTTAACCGTTGCTAAGGATCGTATTCAAGGTTTAACAATTCCTGATACAGTAAACTTCTTAGCAGTTCCAACGTTCGCGATTGCTCCAATTGTTAAATACGATACAGTTGACGTGATTTCTCCAGATAATGACCGTGCAGGCTATCGTTGGACAATCAAAGGATTATCCTACTATGATGCATTAGTATTTGAAAATGCTAAGAAATCTATCTATGTTGCAGCTGAAACTGCTGCTAAAGGTTAGTAAGGTGATGTAAATGGCTTATCTAACTTATGATGAATATGTTGAGCTTGGTTACAGGTTAGATGAAGATGTATTTAATAACCTTGTAAAAGGTGCAGAACGTATCATAGATTTAGCCACAAGCGATTTTTATAAGGTTCATGATATATTAGTCGATAAGTCAAAAAGACGCGTAGAAACGTTTAAAATGGCTATCTGTGAGCAAGTAGATTTTATGCATGCAACTGGTATTAATAAGAGTTATGATTTAGCTCAAAATGAATTTACCAGTATCACAGTAGGTAGATTATCTTTAAGTCCTGCTGGTAATGTAGGAGCAACTATGAAGAATGGTCTATGTACAGAAGCATATAATCTACTGGGGAGATATGGTTTATTATATCGAGGTGTACACAGATGATACCTAGAATTGATAGAAGATTATGTAATCAAAGTATCACTTTAAAGATTCCAGTTGGTGAATTGGATAAATATGGTAAACAAAAAACAGAAAAAGTTGAGGTAGCAAATGTACTTGTACAACCACAAACAATCTATTCAGGCGATAGCAATAATCGGAAAATTACGGCTAATGCTATTGTCTTTTTGTTTGCCAAAATTTCTAATCCGTTACCTAGATTAGATAGGGATAGCGTTGGAAATAAGTTAATCTTTGAAGGTAAGGAATACACAATTACTAATATTGTAGATAATCGTGATCCTTACAGTAATGATGTTTATTCTTATGAATTGGAGGTGTTGTAATGGCAGTAGTGGTATCAGTTCATGGTAAAGGTTTTGATCGTTTTTCTGAGAAAGCTTTAAATCGTGGACTTTATAATTTCACTAATCAAATGGCAATGGATATGGATAAGTTCGTACCATTCAAGCAAGGTAATTTATCAAGGTCAGTCCATGTACAAGATAACCATGTTACCTATACAACACCTTATGCTAAAGCTCAATTCTATGGCTATATTAACGGACATCCAATTACTCACTGGACGACAAGTGAACATCCACAAGCAACATCTAGGTGGGATTTAAAAGCAAAGAGTTTGTATTCTAATGAGTGGACCAAGGTATTTAAGCAAGGCTTACTTGAAGGAAAGGCAGTTGAATATCATGGACCTAAAGGATAGATTAACAGACTGCATTAACGCTAACGTAAATCTGCCGGCTAAGCTGTATCAGTCGTATATGACTAATAAAATAAGCCCAGAATTACGTATATATGACTTGCCGTCAACAGTAATTGATGAAGATTATGCAGGCAACCGGACAGAAGAATTTATCTTTGAAATCGCAATGCGTAGTAATGATGAAGAGCTAATTAATCAAACGTTGTGGGATATCTCTAAATATATTTCAGATTATGATTTCGATTTAGTTAGTCAGAATAACAGTTTTAGTTTCAATAAATTAGAAGTAACAACATTTCCTCATATTGTGTCAGCTGATACAGAGGGTAATGTTGTTTATTTATTTGATTTTAAAATCACAGTTGATACTTATAAGGAGAGTGATTAGTTATGGCAGAAGCACCAGAAAAAATTGGTTCTTTTATTCTTAACCATAAAGTAAAAATGGAAATTGATACTGCAGGCAATAAAGATATGTCTGCTTTAGAGAGTGCTAAGTGGGCTCGTTTAGCTGCAGGTATTAATAATGTAACACCAGCAGAAAACGATACGACAACAAATGATGAGTATTATGACGGGGAAGGCTTTGGTACATCTGATGTGACGTCCAAGCGATATCAATTCACTATTGCTGGCCACCGTTTAAATGGAGATCCTGCTCAAGACTATATTGCAAGTAAGCAATTAGAAATTGGAGATTCTTTAAAGACCTTATTTAAGTTCACTTATCCAGATGGATCTTACATTGTTGGTGTAGTTACATTAACCAATATTCAAGCAACAGGTGGTGCTCCAGGTGCTAAGCAAACATTTAGTGTAGTTCCTGTATTTAATGGGAAGCCTAAATATGTTAGTGCAGAAGACGCTAAAAAAGAACAAGGCGGACCAACATTATAAATAAAATAAACAGAGACGAGTAATGTGAGACGATTGGAGGAAATAAAATGCCAAGTATTAATTTAGATGAACGATTAAACCTAGATACTAAAGTAGATATTACAGTGGCTGAAAAAGAATATTCTTTAGTTTTGAATGATGAATTATCCGTTAAAATCTCAGATGTTCAACTTGAATTGAGCAAACGAATTGAAGATTTAACTGACATGCCAGAAGAAAAGTTTAAAGAAATGTCGCTAGATGAACGTAAAAAATTAGTGGTTAATACTATGCATGATGGACGTGAAGATATTTTTAAGGCTATGGATAGAATCTTTGGTACTGGTGAAGGTAAACGAATTTACGATTACTACAATCAATCTACTAGAGCAATCAGTAAGATTATTGCTGCAATTGATGATGTTTTGAATGATAAATTAAAAACTAATAAAAATCGTAAAGAAAGACGTGCAGAAAAATATACTAAGAAAAGACGTGGTTAGTCATGTTATCTCTGACTGAACCATTAAAAAGTTCATACACGTATCAAGGCAAAGAGTATCAAATAGATTTGAGCTTTGACAACGTGATTAGAATGTATGACTTGCTTGAAGATGATACTTTCCAAGATGCAGAAAAGATTGTAATTGCATTTGAAATGTTTTTTGGTTTTGAGCCTAAAGACGCTGAATTTGCTATGAAAGCAATTGATGAAATTACAGGCTACATATCTAAGTCTGCTTATGGTAATGATCCTGTTGAAAGTAATGTAGTTTCAAGTGAAATTAATACTCAGAAATTATTCTCTTATACGCAAGACGCAGGGGCAATCTATGCAAGTTTTAAACAACAATACAATATTGATTTAATTGCAGAGCAAGGGAAAATGCACTGGGATGTATTTAAAGCTTTATTTGATGGTTTAGATGAGAATACTTATTTTAGAAGAATCTTAGATATACGTAGAAAAGATGTCAGTGACTTACAAGGTAAAGAATTGACAAGTGCAATAGAGGCACAAAATTATTACGAACTTGACGAAAATAAAACAGTTGAAGCACAAGAGGCAAAAGTGGCCAGTTTTGCAGATTCATTGAAAGCTTTAGCTCAGTCTTAGAAAGGAGGTTAATCAGATGGCAGCAGATAGTACAGTTAATATTGATGTTGTTTTAGGTGGTAAGGATAAGTTCATTTCTGATACTAAGGAAATTAATGATATTGTAAAAAGTATCGGAAAAGATGCAGGAAATGAATTAGAAAAAGATTTATCTGATAATTTAGATAAATCCAAGGATAAAGCAAAGCAAACGCATAATGATATTGAAAAAGAATTTAATACTCCTATCAAGACTAAATTTGATGCCGATGACACACCTTTGAAACGTAAGACTGAGGAAGTCGAAACTAAATTACGTAAAGTGCCCAAAGAAGTTATTACTAAGATAACAGCAGACGCAAAGGAACAAGGAATTGATAACTTCGGTAAGCTTTTAAGAAAATTACCTAAGCAAGTTAGAACAGAGTTATTGGCCTCAGCACAAAAAGGTGAAGTTATTAACTATGAAGAACTACTACGTAAGGTGCCAACCAAGATTGTTACTCATGTAAAGTTAAATGATAATGCATCAGTTGGGCTACGTTCATTGCGCAGAGAAGCTGATGAGACTAAGGCGAGTTTTAGTAGATTGAAAGATATCATGATTGGCTCATTTGCGGGTGGCTTAGCCGTTTCTGGGATTCAAGCGATAAAAAATGGGCTAACTGAAGCTACTAAAGCCGGTATGGAATATAATAGGGAACAAGATACGATGCGGACCGTTTGGACTGCGTTAACTACCCAAGCTCCTGAGGATGGTAAAAAGCTTGTTGAATTTATCAATGACTTATCACAGCATTCCATCTACGCGGCTGATACTATTAACAAAATGGCTCAATCTTTCTACCATGTGCACTCCAATGTTGAAGAAACTAAATCATGGACTAATTCTTTTATTGCATTAGGATCTACGATGCATATGACCAATGAACAGTTAGCTGAAGCATCTGAAATGTTTGCAAAAATTGAGGCCGGCGGCAAAGCTAGTGCAGAAGACTTAAACGTTATGATTAATAGGTTCCCTATGTTTGGTGAAGCCATCCAAGAAGCTACAGGTAAATCAATGAAACAGCTTCTAGAATTGTCTGCACATGGTAAATTAACGGCTGATGAATTCACTAAAGCAATTGATTTTTTAGGTGAAAAATATAAGTCCGGTACTGAGGAAGCTATGACATCATTTCAAGGGATGTCTATGTTTATCAAGTCCAGGTGGCAAACACTCTGGGGAGAAGTGACACAAACTTCTTTTAACATGAGTAAGAAGAACTTAGAAAATATTAGGGATCTACTTTCAGACGATATGATGAAAGTATATGCTCAAGCATTAAGTGATGCATTTTCAGTTGTGTTATCTAGCGTAGCATCAGTAATAACTTTTATACATGATAATAAAGGTGAAATTATTGCGATTCTAGGTAATTTAAAACAAATTGCGACTATTATTGGCGAAACGGTATGGGATACGTTTAAAAAAGTCATTGGTGAGATAGCTGATGCTTTAGGGATAGCGCACGATAAAGGTGATGATGCGCAAAGTGTACTATCTGAAATAAATGGTATCTTAGTTAAAATAATCGAACACCAAGAAGAACTTAGAACTTTTATAAAGGTTTTAATGGGATTATTTGTAGCTAAAAAGGCGTGGAGTATGGTCTCTGCTTTAACAAGCTACTATAAAGTTTTGAAAGATATTATAGGCTTAGGCGGATTAAGTGGACTGGCCAAAGGCATAGGTGTAGGCGCTGATAAATTATTTGGTATTCAGCGTGGTGGCCAAGAAGTAGCTGAGGCGGTTGCTAAGTCTACCGTTGAGAAAGTGGGACCAAGAACAATAGCCAATGGTGCTAGAACTGCAGCACAAGTAGGTCAACGAACAGCAGTAAGAGCAGCAGAGAAAGGTATCATTGCAAGAACAGCATCTAGAATTCCAATGGTTGGTTCTTTAATTGCTGGTGGTACTGAATTAATTGGTATCAATAAAAATAATAAGAACGAAAAAATTGGAAGAGCTGTTGGAGCAACTGGCGGTACTGCTGCCGGTGGTGCCGCTGGAGCTTGGATTGGTGGAGCAATCGGTTCCATTGTTCCTGGTGCTGGAACTGCTATAGGAGCTGGTGTTGGTAGCCTGGTGGGCTCTACTGTTGGTGGAATGCTCGGTGCTAAAGGCGGTGGCTCAATTGGTAAGAACTTTACTAAAATCAAAGAAGATACAGTTAAGGTATTTGATGAGTTAAAAACGAGTGTAGCCAAGAAAGTAGCTGATATTGGTAAAGGGATAGCTAGTGGTTTTGAAAAAGCCGTTAGTGGGATAAGCAAGATTTTCAACAAAATTAAGAAACCTATTTTAAAAGTATTTGATTCTCTTAAAAAAGGTTTGCAGAAGACCGCTAAAGCTATTGAGGTAGTAGTGCTTGCTCCATTTGTTTTATTAAGTGCTGCAATTATAAAGACCTGGCAAAAGATAGAAAAACCAGTCATGAAAGTAGTCAACAGTCTTAAAAAAAGTATTGAAGCAGCATGGACATGCATTTATAAAAGTACTGTCAAAGTTTGGAATGGAATTACTAAAGTAATCTCTGATGTTTGGAAACCATTGGGTAAAGCTATAAGCAAAAGTTTAAACGCTATAGAAAAATTAGTAAGTAGCACTTGGTCTGTAATATCTAAAGTAACTAGTAAAACCTGGAATAGTATCAAAAATATTGTACTTGATGTAGCTGAGGCGATTTGGAAACCGTTAAGCAAAGCTTTCAGTAGGATAGTTGATATTGTTGGTGACGCCTGGAGTGCTATTCTGAAACTTACTAAACGTATTTGGTCTAGTATTTTAGACAAAGTTTCAGATATCCTAAGTGGAATTTGGAAAGTTATTAAAAGTAAGTTTAACGATATTAGAGATACTGTTTCAGGAGTTTTAGATAAAATTAAATCAAAGTGGGACAACGTTTGGGATGGAATTAAGCAAAAAGTTTCGGACGTTTGGGAAACAATCAAGGACATTGTTCACAAAGGTGTAAAGGCTATAGGCGGTTTTTGGAATACCGGTGCTAATGGATTGGAAAAAGTAGCAGGTTTCTTTGGTGCTAAGATTTCAATACCTAAGTTTAAACAAGGTAGTTCTGGTCCAGTGGCTAGGCCAATGCTAGCAATGGTAAATGATCAAGAAGGGCCACTACATAGAGAAGCAATCTTTAGACAAAATGGCAAAGTCGAAATACCAGAAGGACGTAATGTATTAACTATGTTGCAACCAGGTGATTCAGTTATGCCTGCTAAAGAAACAGCTGAAATGTTTGGCATACCTAGATTCGAAGGTGGTTTTGGTAATTGGTTTGGTAAAGCCTGGAATTACGCATCTTCAAAAATCAGCAAATTAGAAGATATGATTGATGATAAAATTGACGCTATCACGGACGCCTTAAAGGATCCGCTGGGGACTTTACTCAGTATCTACTCAAGAGGTAAGAACACTGCCAAATCATTCTGGCATAACTTTGGTGATTCTGGAGCTAAACTAATTCCTCATTGGGGAGAAAATTGGTTCAAGAATTTACTTACGAAGTTAAAAGATAAGCTAGATGAAATTGGTGGAGATGCAGTTAATGGAGATTGGTCTGGAGTTGTTAAACGTGCTTTAAAGGAAAATGGATTACCAACGACAAGTGCTTATGTAAAAGCTTGGTTGAGACAAATTCAAACAGAATCTGGTGGGAATGCTAAAGCTGTTCAAACAGGAGCTGATCCGGATGGAGATGGTTCAGGACCTGCTATGGGGTTGCTACAAACTAAACATAGCACATTTAATTCCTATGCTTTTCCAGGACACCATAATATTTTTAAAGGCTTAGATAATGCATTAGCAGCTATTGCATATGCTAAATCTAGATATGGTAGTAATATGTTAGCTGTGATTGGACATGGTCACGGCTATGCTAACGGTGGTCATGTATACAACAAACAATTGGCTTGGATTGCGGAAGATGGTGATGAGTTTGTAATCAATAATCGAAAACCGAATGCTGATAGTTTGTTAGCTAGTGCGATTAAACAACGCGCAGAGATCAACCCTAACAGTTTTAGCGCTAAGATCGCTCATATCATCGACAGTGCTAAATTCAGTGGTTCTAACGGCTATAGTGTGACGCTAAGTACCAATCAATCAGCTAGCGTGACACATAGCGCTCAAAGTTACTCAGGCACTGATTACAGTCAACAAATTGACGCAATCAAGCGTAAGCTCGATATTATCGCTGACAAGCAAGTTAAAGTTGACGGTAGAAGTTTTGCGGTTGCTTATGAACGTTACGGTGTTCACGAGCGCAATCAAAGAGATATTTTGGGACAAAGGGGGATGGCGGTAGATGTCAATTTCTAGTAAAACGTATGGCTTTACGTTCAATGGACGGCATTCGAGCGAATTTGACATACGTATCTTAGCTACTAAACAAATAACGCTACCTCAAAAGCGAAAAAGCTTGATACAGTTACCTTACAGCTCAAAACAGGTTGATCTAAGTAATGTTTACGGTGAGAACGTGTATGATGAACGTACGATCACTTTTCCCTGCAAGATACCTTTTGGACGTGAAGATCCGTATGAACTGTATAACAAAGTAACAGAAATAACACGGTGGCTATATCAGCCAGTGGGCAAGATCTTGTTACGTGACGATGCAATGCCAAATTATGCTTTTATGGGGGAAGTTCAGACAGCTCCAACGCTAGAAGAAAACTACAACTTTTCTAAATTAACGATCACGTTCCAATGCGATGCTTATAGATTGAAAAAGCGTTTTGACGATGTGTGGGATCTATTCAATTTTGACCTTGATGCAGCACAAGAAACAGAGTTCGATGTCAAAGAGTTCGAAAATCTGATGTTGATTAATACAGGAGACCGTGAAGCAGAACTTACAGTCACTTGTGAAAATCCAGTCGACTTGATTTTAAATAATCAGCGTTATCACTTGCGTAGCGGTGGTAATTCAAATGATGATTTAATCCTGTCGAAAGGTGAAAATTTGCTCACGATTGTCGGCAATGGCAAAGTATCATTTGACTGGACAGAAGAGGTGATCTAATGAGCAAAGGTTATCGAGTAACAATCAGAGAAGGCTGGAATGGTGAAGAAATGTTGCTTAACTCAGATGTTTATCAGCGTATTCGGTTAGTATCTGCTATGATCTCAAAAAGTGTCAGCGCCTATGATAGTTTTACCTTTACATTAGATCCTTCGCATAGATTGTATTCAGTCGTCAAGCCGTATAAATTTTTTGTCAAGGTGACTCGACCAGATATAGGCAAAGTTTTTTTTGAAGGACGTGTGCTGACTTATTCTGATAGCATGGATACAAGTGGTATTATCCAAAAAACGGCAGTTTGTGAGGGTTTAGAAGGTTTTTTACATGACAGTGTTCAACCATGGCAAGAGTTTCATGACACAACACCAAAAGACTTCTTACAAGCACTTATCAATGAGCACAACAAGCAAGTTGAAAGCTACAAACAGTTGCGCTTAGGTGAAGTAACAGTCACAAATTCCACTGATAATGTTTATCGCTTTGTGGATGATACTAAAGACACATATGACAATATCCAAGATAAGCTGGTTAGTCGTCTAGGTGGTGAGTTACGAGTCCGTGATGAAAATGGTGTGCTTTATCTTGACTATATGCCTAAGATCGGTGTAACAGCTAAGCAGAAGATAAAGCTAGCACAGAACTTATTATCATCTTCAAGAAATATTGATCCAACCGAAGTCGTTACTGTGTTAAAGCCTTTGGGCGCAACACAAGAGCGACAGTCTAACGAAGAGGGTAAGACGGAAGTGTCAAGTCCGCGTTTGACGATTGCTAGCGCTAATGGCGGTAATGAATATCTTAGAGATGATGAGTTGATCAAAGAATTTGGTGTCAGGGTTAAAACTCAAACATGGGACGATGTCAATACGGCTGATACATTGCTACAAAAAGGACGTAACTATCTAGCAAATCAAAAAGCAATCAAGTATGAATTGCAATTAGGATACGTTGATCTGTCTTATATCAAAGGTGCTGACATGTTATCTTGTGGTGATACGATAACAGTGGTCAACCAACTGCAAGGCATCGAGATCAGTGAGCGAATAATCGCAATGAGCATTGACTTACTGCAAGTTCAAAATACAACAGTCACGCTAAGCAATGATCCGTTGGCAATTAATGAGTATCGTAACAGATCAAAAGATGCGTACGCTGCTGAAATAAATGCTTTTTATAATCTGATTCGCAATCAAAAAATGAACACATCAGAATTAGTTAAGAAACTAAACAGCTCACAACAACAGATTAAGGATCTAAGCGCAGCGTTAAAAGACTTAGAAAACAAAGTCAACGCACAGACGCCAGAACAACCTAAGCCATTACACATCGGTAAGATCATCGATGTCAGCGAGTGGCAAGGCGTGATTGACTGGAATGCTGTTGTTAAAGAGGACGTTACTTTAAGTATCATTCGAGTCCAAGACGGCTCATCTCACCAAGATTTGAAATACATGGAAAATATTCAGAAGTGTATTTCAGCCGGTGGAAAGTATGCAGTTTACGCCTATTTTCGTGGTGCATCAACAGCCGATGCCCAACAAGAAGCAAGAGATTTTTATAACCGCACTCAAAGGGTTGTTGCAGGCAAGCAGCAGCCTGTTTTTTATGCACTTGATATTGAGAGTGTTGAAATGGGGGGAGCGGCTAGTCAAATGCGAGCAGGGGTTGAGGCTTATATGAATCAACTTAATACGTTGGGTATTCCCGATAATAAGATTGTTCTGTACATTGCTAACCATTTATACGCTAGTTTTAACTTAAATGTTGCTAGGGCAGGAGCAATTTGGATTCCGTCTTATGGGCGTAATGATGGCACTGTTGCTAATAGTCTAAGACCTACACATCCTTATGATTTATGGCAGTACTCTAGCAAAGGTTCTATTAACGGAATCACTGGCAATATTGACCTAAACACCGAGCCAAGTGATAGGTTTAAAAAATTCTTACTTTAAGGAGGTGAGAAACAGTGGCATATAGAGATAATACCCCGATTACTGCAGAAGATGTTGAAAGTCTAAGTAAGATTATTTCGGTGGGAAACGTAGATCAAGTAGCTTTGCAAGTTGCCAAATGGTTACGAGAGAAAATGTATGGCAATGATGTTCGCGAAGCCTTGGCACAATGGACGATATTTACTGCAAAAATAGCGGAATATTTAGTTAATGACGAAGCTGCCTTTAAATTAGATGTGCTTAGAACTAAAAATGACCTGGTAGCAAGACAAACACAAGTTGAGAGCAGACAGACCGATTTAGAAAATGCATTTAAGTCGGTAATATCTAACGCTACTAAGGATAGTGAAGTTATTTTAGCAAGAAGTAGTTCAAGGTATGGTGCTTATTTAACGCTAGATGATCGAATAGAATATCTAGAACAATTAATTGGTACCTATGTTCCTAGCGGTTTTACGGTCACTATCAAGCATAATCAAAATAGGAACCCAGATGTAAAAGTGCGCTATTACGAATATGCTTTAGGAACGGAACCGGATGGAATTGGGACAGGTCCTAAGGGTTCGTTTGGTGGAACTAATAACGTTGATGTGCCAACTACGGTGGAGTACAAAGATGCTAATACTGTGTTAGTACATTTGCCAACCAATTATCGATTAACAGGAGCGCCTATTTTTGAACAAGATAAATGGCGCTTGATTGATGGTTATAAGACGCTAAGTTTTGATTTAGGAACTGTTGATACAACTGCAGCTATTAAGGGAAATAGTGGTAACAGCACTTCCCAAGATAATAATGTTATTACAGCACCACAGAATTTACATGCAACGGCTATTAATGATACTACAGAGAAATTGATTTGGGAGTGATTTTAAAATGAAATTTTATATTTACAGAGGGGTAGGCTCTTCTGGTGAATTAACCAAAATTGCAGAAGTGACGGATGCAAAAACCTATACGGATACAGGGTTACAGCCTAAGACAATTTATCGCTACGCTGTTTCAGCCTACAATGGTTTGCGAGAAAGCGCTAAGTCTAATATTATCACGGTAACAACAGCAGAAATTCCAATTGCAACTATCACCTTAGCAATCGACAAAACTAGTTTAGAGGTTGGTGGTACTGCTAAAATTACGGTGACAGTAACGCCACCTAACCAGACTAGCGGAACCCCAACCTTAGCAAGTACTAATACTAAGGTAGCAACTGTAGATAATAGCGGAAATGTCCGCGCAGTGGGAGTAGGTACTACTACAATTACTGCTAGTTTAGCAGGAAAAACCTCTAATATGCTTACGTTAACTGTTTACGAAGCATTAGTTAGTGTAAGCAATTTGACTTCAAGTAATGTAACTCCAAATTCAGTTACTTTAAGTTGGACGTGATAAAAAATGAATTATCGAATTTATAATGGCTCTAGTTTAGTAGCAACCATCAGTTCTAAAAGTTATAATTTTAGTGGCTTACAACCTAATACGAGTTACCAGTTTAGTGTTGCAGCCTACAATGGGAAACGTGAAGGAACGAAGGCAACGATAACGGTTAGAACGAGAGGAGTCCGTTTGGTAGTTGCTAAGAGTTTGACAGTTAATAGTACAGTAAACCTGATGTACCAGGAATATAGCTTGGGTTTAGTTCCAATTGGAACGGAACCTAAGGGGATGTTTGGTGGAGGTAACAGGGAGGCTTTAACAGCCAAAGTGATAGCAAATACTAACGGTCAGAGTACGATTGAACTTCAATCTAGCTTCAATAAACTAGCAGAAAATACTAAGCTAGTCCTACAGAATGGTGTATATTGTGCCTTTGTAGGTTATAAGGCAATTTATTTAAGATAGGAGTGGTCATAAAATGACGGTAAATATTACAAGTATTCCCCGTGGGGATGAAAATGGTTTGGATAAGATTAACGCTAATTTTTCTGAAATTAGAAATAAATTTATTATGAATTCTTGGACTGATGCAGGGATTACCCCTCTTAATGGTGTAAAATTAGGTGGGGGAAATGATGCTGACAGTAAGCCACTTTATGGGTATGTTCTATACAGCATTGCCGGTCAAAAATTCGCTACTATTTGCTTAAGAATTGGTAACCTAAATAATCCCAATGGACCTGGAAAAGACGTTGTACAATTACCCTTTAGAGTGCATGGCTATAATATCTCTACAGGATATGATAATAAAAATGTAATTGTATATAATAACAAGGTTTATACGGATGCTAAAAACGATACTTACGTTTACGGAACTTTTATGGTAATTGGTTAGTTAATTAGGGAAAGGAATGGTTATGGCTTATGAAAGTAGTATATGTTTTTGATGCTTCAACCAAAGCATTTGTAGAAACAAAAATTGTTGATGAAGAATATCGATTACAAAGTAATGAAACCTTTGTTGCTCCAATTAGTGAAGATGGTACTGGCTTGTATGATCCAGTGTGGAATGGAACAACGTGGAGTAGTTTAACGAAAGAAGAATGGCTTGCTAAGCAGCCAGCTAATGATGGACCAGATATAAAATCAGGTCCAACAGAAGCCGAGCAGATACAGGCACAGCAGGTAGTAATGATTGCCAATTTAACTAAGCAGGTGCAAGACCTACAAGGGGCAGTTAAGACATTAGTTTTACAAAATGCAGTAGCAAATAAGGAGGAGAAATAGATGTATACTTATAGTTTTGTTAATAGTTTTTATAAAATGGGGCTTTTTACTAAGGATGATGTTAAGTTGTTACTAGAAGTTAAACAATTCAGTCAGGACGATTACAATAAAATGTTCCCAGAAGATAGCTCTTTAACAGCTTAGTTGTTAGTGGTGGGTGGGAGGTAGTTTAAATTTAAGGAAGTGAATGCATATGCACACATTACTAGGATATTCCTGGGCGGAGATAGCGTCGATTATGGCGGTTATTTCCGTCCTTTTTAGTTCAGTTTATTGGTTGATTCGGCATGGCGCTAAAGCGCTGAACAATGCGATTACTATCGGAACTTATCCATTGCAACAGCAATTTAAAGAATTAACTAGTACGATAAAACAGCTAAATAATAACTTTGAAGAACAGCGCAAGAGTTTAAAAAAGTTAGAAGATGAGGTGGAAGAACATGACAAGACAATATTGCTTCATGATGAAAAAATAAAACGATTGGAGGAGAGAAAATGAAAAAAGTATTTCTTGATAAAGATGGCAAGCTGAATCGTAAGACGGTTACTTCTTTGGTGTTGCTGTTAATTGTTCTAGTTCAGCAGCTGTGCGCGATTTTCAATCTTAAGTTTACAGGTGATGTTGGTCAAATCATGGACTTGGTTAATACTTTGCTGACCATCGGCGGTATCCTAGGTCTAGTCGATGGCGTAACTGTTGACACGGAAACAGTCAAGTCTATTGACAAGACTGCGAACGAGGCTTTAAAACTCGCGTCTCAGCACCAAGGAAAAGGTGGTAAACATGACTAAATTAAATAGAAAGTGGCTCTTAAGTCTAACCATTCTGGTTGGGCTTTTTTTAATGCCAGTAACAGTGAATGCTGCTAGATATTATGGGGTTGATGGTTCTAGGTATCAAGGCAACACTCTTAAAAAAGTAACGCCTGAAGATAGCTTTGCTATTTCTCAAATTGGAGGTTACTATAATGGAACATTTATTCCACAAACGACCTATCAATCACAAGTAGCAAGTGGGATTGCAATGGGCTTACGGATGCACACATATATCTATATGGAAACGGGTTCTAACCAAGCTCAAACAAAACAAATGCTTGATTATTACCTGTCCAAAGTACAAACACCAAAGCAAAGTATCGTTGCTTTAGACTATGAAAGTGGTGCTAGTGCTGATAGGGAAGCTAACACAGATAATGTGTTGTATGGGCTACGTAGAGTAAAAGAGGCTGGTTATACTCCAGTACTTTACTCATATAAGCCTTATATCTTATCTCACTTAAATCGGCAACGTATTACGGCTGAATTTCCTAATTGTCTATGGGTAGCAGCGTATCGTGACTATTCTGTAATGACTAGACCCGATTATAACTACTTCCCATCCATGGATGGTATTAATATGTGGCAATTCACGTCTACTGCGATTGCTGGTGGGTATGACTACAATGTTGACTTACTAGGTATTACTCTAAATGGGTATAAGAACGGCAACGTTGAACATCCTAGAAGTGAAACAAAAGCGATTGAGCAAGGCCAAAAAGCTGATAACACTTCTAAGAGTGCTATTCAAGTTGGCAACACTGTTCGTGTTAAGTTTGGTGTAAAACACTGGGCCAACGGTGTTGGTATGCCAAGTTGGGTACAAAGTAATACTTACAAGGTGCAAGAGGTATCAGGTAGTAAACTATTGTTAGGTGGCATTATGTCATGGATTAATGCTAGCGATGTAGAAATTATTAGTGTAGCCAATAGTAATCCAAGCGTTACAGGTACTATTTACTATGTAGTAAAATCTGGCGACACTTTAGGTGGGATTGCTAGTCGCTATGGAACAACTTGGCAAAGATTACAAGCATTAAATGGTCTAAGCAACCCTAACAGAATTTATCCTGGACAACGGTTAAAAGTAACTGGAAATGTGTACGCCCAACGAACTTATACAGTTAGATATGGCGACACGCTATCTAGCATTGCAAGCCGCTATGGTGTAAATATGTATACCCTGGCTCATAAGAATAGGATTAGTAATATCAATCTGATTTATCCGGGACAAAAATTAAATATTTGATTACTTGGCTCACTTCCTGCGGGAGGTGGGCTTATTTTTTTTGCAAAAAACGTCGGTTTAATACCTATATAGGTATATAATAAATAGTATAGAAAGGAGGTAAATCGATGGGAAGAAAAAAGAAATATTATGCTCTGGCTGCATTAGGTATAGTGGTAGCTATAATAATTCATATTTTAAGAAAGGTGTTTTTATAATGGTATCAGAAGCACAAAAGAAGGCAAATGAAAAATGGAAAGCAGCGAACAAGGAAAAGCAAAAGATTTATGGGTATCGTTCTCAAGCTAAAAAATTTATTAGCGAGTTCGCCGATAAAGAAGACTTGAAAACATTAGAAGAATTAATTAGACTAAGGTATGAAAAAATAAGGGGTGAAGGAAATGTATGATGTATTTAAAATAGTGAATTGGCTACGAGTAAAAAATAATGCTGATATGAAACGTAATGAAAATGTAGAAGAATTAACCCAAATGAAAGCGATGAAACTGTTGTATTATATTCAAGCAGCTAGCTTAGTAGTCACTGGGAAAAGAATGTTCAATGAGAATTTAGTAGCTTGGAAATACGGCCCTGTTGTAGAACGAGTTCATGAAAAGTACCGCGGTCAACGTGCGATAGTAGGTGAAATTACCGATGCAGATTTAGATGATTATTCTGAACTTGAGCAGGATACGAACACGGCCGATATTTTAAATAGCATTTACGATATCTATGGTTATAGTTCAGCGTATGATTTAATGAGACAAACACATAAAGAAAAACCTTGGCAGGAAACTAAGCAAAGCGAAATCATTAGTGATGAAGCTATAAAGAACTATTATAGCGGGGTTTTTGAAGTTGAAGCTTAAAAATAAAAATCAGTATGAAGGCCATCAACTAGGTGGCAAGCATGAAATAAAGAGAGTACAGAAAGAATATCTGACTTTTAATTTTTCGTTTCTAACAAGGGATTCTGACTATAATCTCGACAAAAGTAGCAAGACTATTGATAAGCGTATTAGGCTTAAGCTGCTGGAAAGAATAACAGAGTTATCTTCTAAAGATATAGTAGAAGTTTTAAACCTTCGAAGAGAAGAAGGATTTGAAAGAATTGACGAAAAACAGGTAAAGATATCAGTTAATCAAGCATTCATTCAATCTAAGAGACACTTGAAATGTGATGATGGCTATTGGATTTTTAGATTAAATAAGCTTGGCAGGGTAATAGGTATGAAAAATGGAAATATCTATTATTTGTTAGCTATTGATACTAAATTTAAAATGTACAATCATGGATAA